TTTCATTGCAAGCCGCCCAAGCTCGGCGTGCTGCTTGCGCAACGCTTCGGCCGATTCCAATTTCACGAAAGACGAGCAGGACGCTGCGTCAAGATCAAGCGCAATCTCCAGTGCTGTGCGTTCGGTCATGGCTTAACCCCCACCATCCAAGTCGGCGGCGCCGGAATCTCAACGCCAACCGGGCGCCACAAATGCAGGCAGTTGGTGTGATTGTTGATGTGCTCGCTTTCCGGAGGGTGAAACTGCACCACGCGGTCCTCGATGTGCCAGAACAATCGCTTGACCATGCTCATTTCTTCCCAGGTCGGGCAGCGATCGGAGCGCGACACGCTGACATGCTCCCATCCAGCCCCGTCCGATGCGATGCAGAACAGGCGTTGGCTGTGCGGCAGGCGGATGTCAAACGCACCGGAGTTGCCGATTGCTGCCGTACTGGCAAGCGGTCCGGTCCGGACGCGGAATTTTTCTGGGACTCGGAAACTCATGGCTGCGCCTCCTTCCATTTCAGCAGACCCTTTATCATGATCCTGGTCACTCTTCCATCTTTCTCAAGTTCATCAAGTTTCCGGTGCGTTGTCTTCCTGTCGAGCTCGATAATCTTGGCGACTTGATAGGTTCCGGCCATTGGGTTTTCTCGAACAGCCGTCAAGATTTTCTGGCGAATGGTTTCGTGGTAGGCCTCGCGACGTTCAGCCATCATTTTCTCTCGATCGGCAATTACCTTCTCGATTGCCTTCTTGGCCCGGGCCTTTTCTTCATCCATTGCCTGGGCAGCCACGGATATCTGCCTAACCTGATAAAACAGGCTCAATGGCGAACGGCCAAGCTTCCTTCCGGTGTTTTCTGTCTCAAACATTGCTATCTCATCCGATGTACTGTGATCGTTCCGCAGGAAAGCGTCGTTACCGCCTTAACTCCGTGTCCGGTTGGTATGCACACGCCATTCAATGGCTCTTCTTCCGGAAGATACTCGCGCTTCTTGCTGTGGCTCTTCCCGAGGCGCGAGATGCTTTGCGCTCTAGTTATTGCCTCGGGCGTCTTTTTCACTTTGTAAAATTTTGCGCGCTGACGGATACTCGAGATTGGCATGTTGAAAATCTTGCACAGATCTTCTGTCTCGGTAACCGGGTAAAGTTCACAAAAGCGCCTCTTTTCCTCTTCGGTCCAGAAGGTTTTCATGCTGGATACCCATCGTGCTGAACTTCGTCGAGCAGGCGGCCGGCGACTTCACACCCCCAGATTTCGACCTCTTCGCCAGTTTTGCTGCTCGTAAACGATGCGATTCGCACCCATCCTGCCCGAGTCAATACGCGCTGTTGCGCCGCGTTGCTGCTACAGACCGTGCAGGTGGCGTAGTCGTAGCCGAGGTCGCGCAGCGTTTTCCACTGGTGCTGCTTGAGCGTGTGCGCGTGCCCCATGCCGCGCAGCTCGTGATAGACGAAGAACCCGTGGCAATGCGCCACTTGCGGTTGGCTGGGCAGCGAGTCGATTTCATAAGCGCCTTCGGTGAGAGCAAACATCATTTCGTCGCCTCCCATTTATTGACTCTCCCGGTGCCGACCTGCACCACTTTGCCCTCGGCTTCGAGCTGCAAAAGTTTTCGTTGGGTGAAACTTCGATCGTAATCGAGCAACCTGGCGAGATGGCACGTCCCGACTCCGGGACATTCGCGCAACTTGGCCAGGACTGCCTCAAGATGCTGCTGCTCAAGAATCGCTCGCGTCTTTTTGAGATGCGCCTCGCGCTTGGCGATGATCTCGGCACGGGCTTGTTGCTCTCGGGCCTTCTGCTGATCTCCTGCTGCGACGACAGGGATCAGCAGGGCGATCTGCCCGGCCAGGCTTAGCGGGGAGTGTTGCAAGGCGTTCATTGGCTGACAAACGTGACGCTGGTCCGGGTCTGACCGACCGGTACCAGGCGGTACAGCGTGAGGTCGCAACCGGAATCGAACGCCAGGGAAATGCATTGCTGCTGGGCATTTTCCAACGTGGGGCCAGCGATCTCGGGGACCGGCATCGAGGCGCCGAACACGACGTACAGATCCCGGTCTTCTTCGGCCTCGTCGGCGATCGCTGGCGCTTCGTCTTGGGCCAGGTCGTCAGCAACTGGCGAGGTTTCCTCGGATGTTCCCGCACCTGCTTTCGGTAACATCGTCATATCCTGTGCAAGCTGCTTGCCCAGCGACAGCAGCGCCTTGACCCAATCACGGCCTGCCGGCGTGATCGAATACGCCAGCGTCCCGGTTACGTCGTCGCGCCCGGAAGCGATCAGGTTTTCGTGCCTCGCCTGATTGCTGTTGTCCCGCACCTGTTTGGGGGTCAGCCCCAGCGCCTCGGCAATCTCGGCAGTGGTCATGGGGCCATTCTTGGTCAGCAGGATCAGGATTCGTGCTCGGGTGCCGTTGGGCGATGCGGGGTTCGGTGAAATCATTTACTTTCCCTAAAGTTTGGTTAAAGTTGAGTTACTGAAGTTTTCCAAAGACCCGCCGATGCACCCACATCGACGCGACAATGCCGACCGGGCCACCGGAGAGGTAGGCGGCAATCTCCAGGCCGCTGGCGTCCGGCGCCAGTTTAAAAAGCGCGAGGTTTGCGGCGCCAATGCCAAAGCTGGTGAAAAACGCCGCCAGGTATCGGCCGCCGTTGACGTTGAGGCTCTGCAGCCCGAGAAAAAACACCAGCGCCAGGGTGGAACCGAAGAGAAGCAGTGCATTCATGCGGATGCAAGTCGGGGAGAGTGCGGGTCACTTTTGAGCGCCTGCAGTGCGGCATCAACCGCGCGTTGCAGCGCCTGGATCGTGCCGTCGTTGAGCAGCTCGACATCGGCCACAATGCGCTGCTGCTCCTGCTCGCTGGTGTGGTCGCTGTGCGCGGTGGTCTCTGCGCCAGGCCGGATGACGCGCCAGATAACGCCGCCGTGGCTGTGAATAAACCGCGCCTCGTCGACAAATCGGACGTCTGGAATGACGACGCTGGCTGCCCAATTATCCTGATATTCCTGCAGGCGCCGGTGCATGTGCCTGCACCAGATTTGCCGATTGACCAGATCACGCCCCCACTGCGTGCCCAGCGTCTGCAGGAGTTCGCGCGGGCTTTTGCCGATCCACTCGACAATCGTCTCCTTGTGTTTTGCGTCGAAATGATGCGGAAGCAGACCAAACAACGCGGATAGCCCATCGCGCAGCGGGTCGGCAAACGCCTCGCACGAAAACCCGTGGCTCCAGCACAAAATAGTGGCAATGGTGTCTTTCCCGGAGAACGCCGGGCCGGTAATTCCGATCAACATGATTCCCTCGTCTGATAATGAAAAACCTAGCCGCGCGCCATGAACGCAGACCACCCCGGCAGCATCGCCGGCAGCACGGCCAGTTGCCGGCCGTTGGTGTAGAGCCGCAGCCCTGGCTTGAGCCAGGCGCGCGCCTGCTCGACCAGATCGGATACGGGGGCTTCCGGATTTGCCGGTAGAAACACGGCGGCAACGCCGCCGCGGTCGGTGGTCATGGCGATACTTTACCTCTGGTGTAAAGCCGTCACGCCGCTTCTTCAACCACCAGGCGCTGGTGGCTATGGATGTAGTCCGTTGCCATCTGCGTCGGGGTGTTCAACTCTGCGGCAGGGCCGACGCGCACCCACTCGCCGGCCTCGTTCTTGTGTTCCTTGAACACGATCACCTTGTGGGTGCTGATGTCCGCGTTCTCGATTCGCACTTGCTTGGTCATATCAGTCGCTTTCAAACGTGTGCCGGTTTTCACGGGGCCGGCTAACCCGCCAGTCAACCTGACTGCTTACGCCCACCGTTACCAGCAATGTTCTGCCGCGCGCCCGGCGGATTCAATACCTCCTGGTGCGCCCAGTGCGCCCCGGCGATCGCCGCGCAGGCGATCGTCACCGGCATCAGCACCTGGCGCCAGAAGCGCCACAGCGCGGTATTCAGCCGCACGTCAGGCGCGTCGGCGATCAAGGGGTGTGCGGCGCGTTGTTCTGCGGGGGTCATCAAATCTTGCTCCTCGTGAAAAATCATTCTGCTCAGTCAAAAAAGGTCCGGCTGGTCCGGGCCGGAGTCATCCGATCGGGTACAGATCCCCTCGATCGCCCGGCTGGTGATCGGCGCGAAGGCCAGCCCGATCTCGTAGATCGCCTGCCGTCCGGAAAACCGCTCGACTCGCGTCAGCCGGTCGTACATCGCGCGCATCGCTCGATCGCGCAGCTCGTCGCGCGCCGCCTTGCAGACCGGTACCGAAATCGCGCAGCGTGTCGGTGATGGGGAGAATCATGAAAATTCCTTTCGTTGTTTAAGTGTCTTGTCCAGCCCATGCAGCAGCCTGCTGTGCTCCCACTCGGCCTGCTGCAGCGCTTTCTCGGCGCAATCCAGTTGCCCGCGCCAGTAATTCACGTCGGCGCAGGCGTCTTCCAGGCGCTGTGCGCAGAAATCCCGGTCTGCCTCGATGTCCGCCAGCCGGATGCGCGCCGCAGGGATGCGCAGTCCCAGCGCTTTCCGGTACACCGCCCGTGCGACGTTGTCGATGGCGATGCCCAGCCCGTGGGCTGCTCGTCTAAACATGGTCGTTCTCCCCTGCACCGATCGCCCGCGTAGCGCGGAATCCGATGCTCTTGTAGCCGCGCCAGGCGATAGCCGCGTAGAGTGCGAATGCCCCGGCATCCTTGCCGGAGTGATACGCGCCCCCGCGAATCAGGGCCCGGCCGTCCCACACCTGCCGGTCGATTGGGCGGATGCCCATGCCGCGATAGCGCGGGCCGAATGTGGCCGTCGTCAGGCTGATTGAGTCGGCTTCCATCACCGTGGCACGGCCGTCCGGCGTGCCCTGTACGTCGTCGAAGATCCACGACCAGGCATTGCCGCCGAAGTCGCACAGGCGCTTGCCGTTCGAGAGCGTCTTCCACCGCTTTTCGCTGTTGGCGTGCGCGATTTCCGGAAGGCGAATGCGGCCGTTGGGGGTAGCGGAAATCGGGCCGTCGGTGAAGCCCTGCCGCAGGCCTTGTTCCAGCCGACCAGCACCAGGTGCGCCGCCGGTCCAGTTCGCCGGATGCCGGGCGACGTCATAGGCGATCGCCAACCACTGCGTTTCGGTGATCAGTTGCCATCCGGCAGCGATGCAGGCCTGCCGCGCCTGGCAATAGCTCATGTAGCACCAGGGCGCCAGGTCGTCTTGGGAATCGACCACACAACGCGGTTCGGCATCAGGGTTGTCGTTCGGCACGACGCGCTTGCCGCAGAGAAACGTGCTGACCTCGAACGCCGGGACAATCTGACCGCTGGGCAGATGGATTTCCGGGACGGGCGTGAAGGCCGGCTTCATTCCCGGACAAGCTCCAAGTCGTCCTCGTCAAAGTGCTGGCGCAGCACTCCCTGGCCGTGCGGCCGATCGACCAGCACGCGCATCTGGCCATTGCAGCCGACGTGCGCAAATCCGGCGATCTTGCCGACGAGGTTCAGCGGCTTGATCCGCACCCGTGCGCCGTCGGGAAAGGTCTGTGTTGGTGCGTCGCTCATGCGGCATGCTCCCGGTCCCAATTCGATGCGGTGATGCAGACGGACGCGCCGCGCCGGACGTTGCTTTCCATCAGCAAGCGCGGGCCGTCGGCATACTCGGTGGCGGTCATGCTGCCGGCCGGCAGCAGGTCTGGGGCATCCATCTGCGCCAGTTGCAGATCCCGGCCGAGTGCGCAGGGCATGAAGCGCGGACGGTCGCGCAGGCCGAACACGCAGCGAGTGCTTTGTGCCGGGTCGATGGTCACCACGTTGTGTGGTGTGCTTGGGGTGCGCTTCATCTTTCCTCCGTGTGGCAGTAGATTTTCTTGCCGGCATCGACGCCGGCGTAAAAGGCGTCATGCTCGACCGTGCCCGGATCGTGCGGGCACAGCACCGGACGGCCGGCGAGCATGTATTTCAGAATGGCCGCGGCGCCAGACTTGTAGACTTCGCTGCGCGGGGTGCCGTGCTGCGGAAAAGCAGCTTCGACGATGCGCTCGGCGCGCGCATACTCGGCCTCGAATTCGGCCTGGGTTTGGGGGTTGTTTGAGTGCAGCATCAAACTTTCTCGGCAAAAGCGACGCCTAAGCAAAATGCGTCGTAGGCTTTGGTCCCGTCTTTGTAGGGGTGAATGTCTTTCCAAGGTGCCCATCGACGAACCCGCAGCCTGACAACAATGCTTACCCCGGCTTTGAATGGCTTGGAGACCTTGCGCGGCACCAGCCGCAGGTAGCGCTTGACGAGCTTATTGACGGTATTGGCTTGGCTGGGGGGAAGCTTGGGCATGGCGGCTCCCTTAGGACTTCAAAATAAGCCACAAGTGATCGGAGTAAGCGCCAGCGACATCAGCGCTAGATTTGCTGTGAAACTGCTTTCTGGCGCGTTTCTGCTGGTTTTTTGAACGGCTATTCCAGGCCTTTTCCCAGCGCATGAACGCGCTCTTGAGTTTGCTTTTGGTGATCTTCATGGCGGCTCCGTGGTGGTCGTGGATCAGGAGTAGCCATTACACATCAAGTGTAGTTTGATGTCAACTAGCCGTGTAGTGCATAGACAAAAAAATCCCCGCACCTGGCGGGGATGTTGTCGGCATGGGTCAGTATCGCTTGGGCAGGGAAGAAAGCAGCCCTATAAGAAAAATCCAGATCATGGCCACAATGAAAATTGCCGGGATGGCGGCAAAGGCAGCTTTGACCATGAAGACCACCATGGAACCGAAAGACATGTGGATGTCTGACACAACGACCCGCATCGCCGGGGGTGGTGGCTCGTATGGCGGGTGATGCAATCCTGCGCCAGCAGGTTCAATCGACTTGGCTGGCGGGGCTGGAACGGCTTCTTTTTTGGAAGATATTGGGGGCGTTGCAGGCGCAGGCTTGGGTTCCTGTGAAACGATCGGGGCAGGCCGGATATCTTCATCCAGCGGGCTGTATTGAGGATCAGGCGCCAAACGGGATCGGCTTAACGGGGTGGACATGATTCGGCTCCTGAATACATTTTGATGGTCGAATGCATAGCAATGCTTATTCACAACAACGACAACCTCTGATGATGCGCAGCTTTGTTGAGATTATCGGTGGTTCTGGCTGCGTTTCCCAAAACGCGCGAGCGCGTCATTGGCTAGGAGTAGCATCGTTCGCTTGACAGTTTCGTCTGCCAACCGAAAGCCGTCAAGAATGGTCTGCTCGTCAGGAAGCAGGTAAGTCTGCCGGCTTTGCTCTGCTTTGGTGCGCGCAGCGTTTTTGACTGGCGCATTCCATTTGTCGCCTTCGCGCCATCGCGCGATGAACGCCGGCTCGACTGCGTGAGGGTCAGCAGATAGCCATCCTACGTCGACCCTGTACTTCTTTGCCGCCTCGATCTGGATAGCCTTCGGAACCCCGCGGGTTTTCCAGTTCGTGGCGGACTGGTCAGACCCACCAAGCGAACGAGCAATCTCGGTGAAATCCTTCGCGCCTCGGGCCAGGCCCATGTCCAGCAGCCTTTTTGCTGTCTCATGCATGCCTCCTACAATACTTTTTTTACACGCCCTGTTGCTACACGCGGGGATTGTTGTTAGACTACACTGCATGTGTACTCTACGTTCAGCTATCGCAAGCATGGGTGGCCCCTCCAAGGTTGCCCGTGACTACGGCTTTTCCGTTCAGCAGGTCTGCAATTGGGCCGTGCGTGGCGTACCCGCGCGCGTCATCCTGGACAACGAATCGTTCGCTCAGGCCCTCTACCAGGCCGGATACGAGCGCAAGAAACAAGCCGCATGACCTCCCCCGTTGTCTCCTCCGGCGTACGTCTGGTCCGCCGAGCTTCGCGCCCTGCCTGCCGTGATGCGGGCAGGGCGTCTTTTTCGTGTGTCGGCTGGTCTTCATGGCTTGCAGTCTCTTTTTTTTGCCAGTCACGAGACACCCTAATCGACCCTAAAAATAAAATGAATTTAGGAGGCCGTAGGAGATGAGAGAGTTTTTTGAGGATGAGTTCGACGCGATCGCCGCAATGGTCGGCAAAAGCGGCAAGACCATCAAAGAAATCGCTGCACATCTGTACCCCGCCATGGCGCCAGGCAGCGCTTACGCGAAGCTGAAAGACAAGCTGAACCCCGAGGGCCGGGAGCATCTGCGCTATGGCGAAGTGATCGAGCTGATGCGCTACTGCAATAGCTATGAGCCCTTGATGTACATGTGCGACGTGACGCTGCATGATCGTCCCGAACGCTCTGCCCCGGACGTGCAGGAAACGCGTCTGGTCGAAACCATCAGCCAGGCAACAGATGCGCTGACAAAAGCCATGCGCCAGCTTGATCTGCTGCAGGAGCGCACTAGCGCCTGCCGTTCGACATCCCGCCTGCGCGCGTGACGTTTTGAACATGAACGCTGATGCGCCGGCAGGCACTGCGCAATTTTCCGCAGTGCCTGCCGCCTTGCGCACCAAGCCGCAATGGCTGCTGTGGAAAAGCGAACCCAACGGCGACAAGAAACCGCGCAAGGTTCCGTATTACATCAGCGGCAAGCGCCGTATGGGTGTCCAGGGCGATGCGGATGACCGGGCAGCACTTGCCACATTCGAGGCTGTGTGCGAGAAACTGTCCAGGGGGCACTACACCGGGATTGGCTTTGCCTTTTTGCCAGGCGATGGTCTGATCGGGATCGACATCGACAACGCGATAGACCTCGATACCGGAAGCATCTCGGCCAGGGCTTTGGCAATCATCGAGGCTTGCGCGAGCTATACCGAGTATTCGGTTTCCCGCAAAGGCATGCATATTCTCGTCGCACACGATTTCGACGACGAGAAGCAGGCCACTTTCAAATCCAACGATATCGGCCTTGAAGTGTTCTGTGGCCGGCAGTATTTCACCGTTTCGGGATGCCCGTTTCCGGGGGCGCCAGCCGATGTGGCGAATATCGATGCGCGGCTTTTGGAACGTCTGCGCAAAACGGTGGATCAGGCGAAAAAACAGCGCAGCGTAGCACCCGTCTCTGCGCGTGCTGACCTGCCGATCGATGCGCGCGCAAAGGTCGAGTCGGCGCTGGCGTTTGTTTCGCCAGATGGCGGATATCACGAATGGATCGAAATCGGCATGGCGATTCATGCCGAGTTGGGGGACGGGGCGTTTTCGACCTGGAACGCATGGTCTTCCAGGGGAGCGTCATACCCCGGCGAGCGCATCCTGGAGCAGCACTGGAAAAGCTTCAAGCCCGGCGGGGGGATTACTGGCGCGACGATCTTCAAACGGGCGATGGAATCCGGGTGGCGATCGCCGCGGCCGCATTTGGTGAAGGCCGCTGATCGCGAAGTGCCGTTCGATGGCAGCGACGATCCACCCCCCTTGCCGCCGGAAGAATTGGCGGAAACCGAAGCGCCGCCTCCCGCACCCACGGGGGCACGGGGGCGAGCCACAAAGCCGGCAAAACCCATCAAGTGGGAGCGCTACCGCGAGCTGATGGATCACTTTGTGCTGATCTACAGCACGCCGACTTGTTTTGATCTGCGCACGCGGTTGGTGTTGCAGGTGAATCACTTGCGTCTGGCCTTTGGTTCGGATTACGTCAAGATGTGGCTGGGCTCTGACGAGCGCAAGATGATTTTGCCTAGCCACCTGGTGTTCTCGCCAGGTATCGATTGTCAGTTTCCGGAAATCAACCTGTTCAACGGGATGCCAATCGTGCCGTCTGCCGGCGATTGTGCGCCAATCCTAGAACTGGTCAGGCACCTGTGCGCTGACAGTGCGTCGACGCCGGACGGGGTTGATGCGGTGGTGCAATGGGTGCTGTCGTGGGTGGCGCTGCCGTTGCAGAAACTCGGGACCAAGATGCAAAGCGCGATGATTTTTCACGGGCCGGAAGGTGCAGGCAAAAACCTGTTCTGGGAGATCGTGGGAAGAATCTACGGGCGCTATGCGATCGTCGTCGGGCAGAAGCAGTTGGAGAGTGACTTCAACGACTGGGCGAGTCAGAAAATGCTGGTGATTGGCGACGAGGTGGTGACGCGCCAGGAGTTGTATCACCACAAGGGCGACTTGAAGAAGTTCATCACAGGGGAAACCATTCAGATTAACCCGAAAGGGCTGCCGCTGCGCGAGGAAAACAATCGCTGCAACGTGATATTTCTCTCCAACGAGCAACAGCCTCTGGCCCTGGGTGATGGGGATCGACGATATTTCGTGGTCTATACGCCCCATCGTCGTCACGATGATCTGTATCAGCGGGTCGGGAAATGGGCAGCTGCTGGCGGCATAGCGGCGTTCTACCACTTCCTGCAGAATCTGGATTTGACCGGGTTTTCTCAGTACGACATTCCCCCCATGACCAAGGCCAAGCAGGACCTGATCGAGCTGGGGCTGAAACCGGAAGAGCGCTTTGTTCGGGAATGGCTGGCGGGATATCTCCCTCTCCCTCTGATGCCGTGCTCCAACGTGCAGCTATACCGTGCCTTTCGCCGGTGGTGCATGGCCTGCGGAGAGCGTTTCCCGCCTGCTCAGGAAACTTTCAGCAAGGCGACGAATAAAGCTGTTGGGGCCATGGCGAACAAGGTCTCACAGGCAAAGGGCAGGAAGGTGACTCTGCTCGAATACAAGGTGATGAATTTGTGTGACCCGGTGAACGGGCAGCGGTCGATGCGAATGTGGAAACCGGAAGGATGTCAGCCGCCAGAAGGACTGGCCGAAGGGAAGTGGGCTGCCAAGTGCGCGATCGACTTCGAGGAGTACCTCGGCAAGTACATGGCAATTCTTGGCGGGGGAGAAAAATCATGATCGGCCGCGCTGCTCGTTACGCGTGTTACGCGTGCGGTTACGCCGCAAACCCTTGCAGTTACGTGAGTTACGCGGTTTCGCGTGTTTGCGCGCCCCATATGCGCGCGCGAGATCGTTTTCTTTCTTTGTTTTTTTACTCTGGGTCAGCCAGTGGCGTAACCGCGTAACTCACGTAACTGCGGGCCTTTCAGGCGTAACCGCTGGCGTAACCGCGTAACCATTCATTCATACATCATCATGACTCACGAAGAAAAGAAGAGATGGGTAAAAGAAAACCTTCCGGTTTGTTCCAGGGTGGCGTCTGCGTTTGCTGATGTTTTTGGCGAAGGGGTGAAGATGGTCTTTGCCAGCGAGAACGGGTATCGCTTTGGGAAGCCGGGCGAGGGGGCATCTCCTTGTCGGAAACGGTTGTCGGGTCGATGCGAGAAAGAGTAAAGCCATGAAGATCACCGCCCGTATCGACGGCATCGAGAAAGCCACGCTGCTGCTTTCCGGCCAGTCCAACCAGGTGAAAGACAGACCATGATCGAGGTTCGCGTCCTCGGCATCGATGCGGTGCAGGATCGCCTGCGCCAGGTGGCGTCTGATCTGCAGCCGAAAGTGCTGGGACCGGCGATCAACAAGGTCGCCGAGAAGGCGCGCGCCGAGATCAGCCGCGCCATTCCGCAGGAGTTCGCCGTGAAGGCGTCTGAAGTGCGCAACGCAGTCAGCCTGCGCAAGGCTCGGTCTGGAAACCTTGAAGCGACGATCACGGTATTTGGCTCGACCAGTCGCCGCGGTCGATCGATGAACCTGATTCACTTCCTGTCCGCAGTCCAGCAGGCAGGCAAGGCGATGAAGACGCGCGGCGCAAAAGCGTCGAAGGCCGATCTGTCCGCGCTCAACAGACAGCTGGGGTTTCTGATCAAGCGCGGCGGCGGGTTGAAGAAGATCGAAGGCGCGTTTGTTGGCAACCAGGGCCGCACCATCTTCCGCCGCATCGGCGGCACCATGCCATCAAGATCGCG